GTTACCAATCTGAGATTCACTATTATAGCCACATGAGGTTTGCTGACCAATAGCCACACCTCCAAATGCATTTGTGCTAATTATAGCAAACTTACCTATAGCTATACTTGACAATCCAGTAGAGGTATTAGCAGCACCTCTTGCCGTTCCACCAATAGCAATAGAATGTTCCCCAATAGCAGTAGCATCACCAATAGCTATACTATAATTATTAGATGCTGTAGGGCCAGATAAACCATTATTACTAGTAGGATCTTGTCCACTTCCACCTATTGCTACAGATCTAATGCCAATAGCTTGAGAATAAGCACCAACAGCAGTTGCACCATTACCTGTAGCATCAGAATTATACCCTATACTAGTAGCACTACCTCCATTTCCTGCAGCATTTGATCCTATAGAAATTGAGGATTCTCCTGTAGTAAGAGTATTCATCCCTATTGCAATACTTCCTGGTTTATATGAAGTATTGTATAGGACAGTTGTAGCATTAAGGCCAATAGCAATAGATGCTTCTGAAAGGGCTTCTGCGTCTTCTCCTATAGATATTGATTGAGTACCTGCAACAGCGGCAGAACCACCTGTACCACCATAGTTAAAGTAGTTTCCGTCTGCAAAAGAAGCAGGTACTGAGGCAGAACCTATACTAGTAATATGTCCATAAGTATCTAAAGTTATATCTTGAATAAATGTAGTACCAGAGTTATCTACAGAAGCTTGGCTAGATGTATCAGCATGAGATATAGTTCTATCTGCAGTTAAATTTCCTCCACCTGTTAGTCCTGCTCCTGCAGTTATATTGCGTGTAGTAGCTACCTTACCATTAACAGAAGTATTTAAGCTAGATATAGAAGTTGCCTGACTACTATTTGTATTATTTATAGATGCAAGAGCCGCTACTAATCCATCTACATTAGCTTGAGTGTGGTTGTGGCTATCATCATTTACACCCACTGTAGCAGTTACGTTTTGAGAACCATCAAAGTTTATAACTCCTGTTAAATCTCCTTGGAGAGTAATTGTACGAGAAGTTGCTAACTTAGATGCAGTTGCAGCGTTACCAGTTAAAGCTCCCGTAATAGCACCTGTCACACCTAATGTTCCACCTATTGTGGAATTGCCAGCTACGCCTAGTGTACCAGCTAATGCAGTATTAGCACCTGTAAGAGTAATTGCTGTAGATGTTCCAGACTTAATTGTAAGGTTACTACTGGTGTTAGTTAAAGAACCATAAGGAGTTCCTCCAGAAGCTAATACAACGTCAAGACCAGTTGGATTAAGAGTAATATCCCCATCAACATCAACACTAAGGCCACCAGAGGATACCGTATAAACATTATCACCAATACTACTAAGGCCGTTAACACCATGTACAGAAGAATCCGCATATAATACCCCATCAAAAAAACCATCTTTAAACTGTACGCCCACAGAACCTAAGTCTAAGGTGTTTGGTGTTTTAGGTAAGACAGAAGAGGAGCTTACAATAAGATCTTGTGATGGGCCAACTTTAGTAATTGGTGCGCCTTCTGCAGCAGTACCATCGTGCTTATGACCAGAAGAAGCATTAAAGGATGCCTCAACAGCGTTGTATTCTGCATCTAAGTCATTTGCATTAATAACGTTACCATTAGCAATGTTATTTGCTGTGTCTGTACGGGTATAACCTGCCATTGTTTAGTCCTTACTGTCTATCATTTGGTTTATACTCTAACAGTGCTGTGTCGAGTGTAAAAGTTGGATTAGTTGAATTGTCTTCTATACGTATTGCTACCGTCTTACCTGAACCTACCAAACTTGTAGTGTATAGTTTATCTAGCTCACCGCCAAATTTAGATGTATTAAATATTGAACTTGAAGCACCAAATAAAGAAACTGCACTACCTGTGCTTGATATTTGCTGAGTTTCGGGTTGAGGTATGCTGCCATCTGCAGAACCAAAGTCGTATTTAATATTTAAGTCTAAGCTCATACTTCCTTTAGGTTCTAAGAAAAGAGCCATCTTATAAAAAGTTTTACGAACTAGAGGATCTTGAATTGACATGTAAGGGGATTCGTATATGGCTTCTATGTTTGCTCCATCTAAGCTAGGAGCGTTATCCATTCTATAAATATAGCCATCATCGTTACCAAACACAATAACTTCGTTAGTTAAACTATATACGCTATCTGCTACATAAGCTTTAATACCTTTAGTAGAAGACCACTCTATCCCTGCAGCACCTTGTGCTATTTTCTTAGTACCTATTAAACCTTTAGCATCAGCAGAGTTTTCTGATCCTATATATGCAAACACACGATATTGAGCTTTTTCTCTCAGTACAATACTACTAAAAATAGGTGTACTAGATAAAAAGATATTAGCATCTTTAGCTATAGGATCTGAAGCTACATCTAGCCCGAAGTCACCAATCCTATCAGTAGCAGAAAGTAATCTAAGTCCATCTGGAGCTAGATACATAATATCGCCACCGACTTCCTGTATCGTATCTCCGTTTACACAGCCAATGCGATCTGTAATAGAGGATAGAGCAAAGTCTACAGATGTACTGCCTGTAAGTTTTTTAACTGTATTATCTGTAAAAATAATAAGTTGTTCTCTGAATACTGCAATTCCTGTTATAAGATTTCCAACATTAATAGCACCAGAGCCTGAACCAAAATTATCAATTGTAGAAGGTACAGTAAAAAATAAATTATTACCTTTAGCATAAAAGGCTGTATCTTTAAATATAGCTACAAATTTAGCACCTTCAACATCTGTACTATTAGAGGAAGTCATGTAAGTAAAAGAATTACCTGAAGTGGAGTATACTCCCGGATAATTATTTCCATCTACAAATACTACTTTATCTGTACCGTCTAAGTTAAAAGATGCAGATCTTGCTTTACCTGCATTTGCTTGTGCGCCTGTAGCCATACTAGTCCAACCAGCACCTGTACTATAATACCACTGCGTTAGGTTAGAACTATTTTTTCTTCCAGCAACAACTCTGTTTGCACTTATGGCCTTAACACCTAGAACAGGGCCAGTTCCTGGAATTACAGTACTGCTGTACTTATCATAACCTCTTATTTTAGAGTATCCACCTTCTTTATTAGATTCAAAGTTTTGCAGTACAGTTGCAGAACCAACAGCATTAGCCCCCTGCTGAAGAGGGCTTAGATTAGATATTAATCCACCCTTAAATTCTATAGGGAATGTTTGCCAAGAACTAGCCATTAAAAGTGTACTCTTGTATCTCGCAAGTATTCAGTGCGGTTAATGTGTATACTTCGCAACTGCTTAATTCCTTGTTCAAATGACTGCATAGATAATTGAGCAGCTTGCATGTCACCTCTAAACTGGTAAACGTAATACATTGCTCCTGCTACAACTACGTGCCTATATTGCTCTGGTAGTGTAGGAACATCATCATGTAGAGACAAATCATAACTTGTAGTGTAGTATTCATAAACTACTTCATAAGCTTTGTCTGGGGCAGGAACAAATACAAGTTCCCTGCTTGGTGTTCTAATAACATATCTAGGAACACCTCTTAAATCCGTACTAGAGTTATACTCATTATCAGCAAACTTGTCAAGGTATTGTTCATAATCAAGTGTTTTTAATTTAGTAGTCTGTACATTTAAAGTGTCATCTCTTTTAATGCGAAAGCTATTCATGTTTACAGTTTTAGCATCATACGGAACGCTATAGCGAACCTCGCCAGGAAGTAGCACTTCTGTTTCTTCAACGTGATTAAAAGGCCACTCAAACTCTTCTTGGTTTATATGTCGAATGGAAGAGTTTACTGCATCTTTTGCAAAACTGTAGAAGCCTTTAGAGGTAGCAAAAGTAGAAGATGTAAGCTCTACTTCATTTAACCTTCTATTAACATCATTGACTATACCTAAAAAATTATAAGACATTCTACTTCTCCTTTACCCGAACAAACACAGAGCGTTCATATTGAAGCCCTGACGCCGTAGTAATTTTACAGGAAACTTTATACCTAGCGTTATTAGTTCCTAGAGAAAGACGTATAGTAGAAACTGTATTAGTATTAGTTTTTTGCACCATTTGAAGGCCATTAACAACACTAGCGGCTGAAACTTCTGTCTTTACACCTTCTGCATTATCAAAGTACCAAGATACGCCAGAGATAGTATCACTACCAAGAAATCTAGACCAATCTATGTTGTAGTCTAGTATTTCATCTTTATCTTTGTCAGGCCATTTATATGACATTAGTAAATCCTTATGCGGCTATTTTTACAGTCCTGTTACCTGCATTAGAAGCTGTAGATTGTACGAATACAGTTCTGTTAGCTGGATCTGCAGGAATGTGTACTGTGTTGTTTGTATCAGCAGATACTAAAAATAAAGTTCTTTGTCTGCTGTAGTCATTTGCAAAGTCTTGGTACGGGAACATGACTGCAGTAGGACTACTTAGTACAGTTGTAAGCGAACCTCTTAAACTTGTAAGTACAACTGTAGCCTCTGCATCCTCATCTGCAAAATCAGTTAGTCCACTAGATAGAAGTATACTTGCTAAAGAAGCGTTTGCTTGAGCATGTATGTCTGCTAAAGGTGCAACTTGTGTTTCAGATGCTACACTTCCTACAAGAATTTCTGCATGAACTGTAGGTATTACGTTTGGAGAAGCTGCAGTTAAGAGTAGAGAACTAGTATTGGTATTAGCTTTTCCTGATACCGTTATATCTTTAGTTTGACCATCTGAAGTAAAATCATCTTCAGTTAATATTACGGCTACAGTACTATCAATAGTTATAGCAGCTTTAGCCTGAATGTCAATATTTGTATTAACAAAAGAGCCTATTATAGAAGATATTGAAGCATTGGCTTGTGCATCAGGTGTTAAACTAGAAATACTAAGTGTAGAAACTTGTGAACTTATTGTTACTTCAATATTAGCAGTTAAGGAGTTTACATCTGCAGAAGCAGATACACTTGGCATGTTAATTTTACTGTCTGCCTCTATAACTAGGTTATTTGTGGCAGTAGTAGTAGATACTAATGAAGGTAATGCAGAAGAAGCTTCTGCAGTAACAGTAACAGAACCCACACCTGTTTGTACTAGTGTAGAATTACAATCTGCAAAAACAGTATTATTTGCATCTGCTTGAGCAAAAGGTGTTTCTGTAAAGGTACTAAAACCTAACATTGGTAATCCTTATTAATTAATACCCATACTTAGTTTCTAAAGTAGTCATCCAAGCACTTTGTTCTGCTGCAGTCCAAAGTCTATTAGAAAAACCAAATTCATACCAATGAGCCAAATCGGTTGCTTGTCCTGAGTTCCAATAGGCACTATCACTGAAAAAAAACTTTGCTCCATCTGCATATGTGTTAGGTGCATAGACTATAGTCCCGTTCGCCCATGAAGATAAAGTAACTGTTAAATTGTCCACAACTGTTGTACTAGAAGGGGTAAGCCTCGTTTTAACTCTCGCCCTAGCATTCACAACTGATGATGTGTTAGCAGGAATACTAAATATAGCAAATGTGATGTAACTACTGCCCTTAGGGCTTGCTATACTATTTGTATTATTGTTGTATGCAGAAGAGGAGGAATTCCAAGCGCTGCCACCTCTATTCCATTGCCAATATGAGGTGCCGTTTTCATAAAGATGAATGCCATTATAATGTCTACTGTTGCCAGTGTATGGTGAAGTTATGCTTTGTTGGGTGGTGCCATAGCCAGTTACAGCGCCTTGAATTGTAAAAGGTCTGTGCCAAGCAGATCCACCATTTGGCCTGTGTTTTACAAACCAACACGTATAACCTCCGTTTGCCTGTATTGCAGCGCCATTCCAAATATTAGTGAAGCCATTATTAGTAAAGTTTTTATCTTCATAAACTGTGGCAAACCTTTTTCCCTTCGCATTTAATCCAAATGCTACATTAGTGCCAGAGCCAGTGCCTATCATTGTTCCTTGGAAAGCAGCATTATAAGCAGGTATTAAACCACTACGAGCAACACCACCTGCTATGGTTGAACCACCACCATTACTGGCATAAAGTTCATTAGCACCCCATGCAAATTGTATTTCTGGATCTACAGTAAAAGTTCCAGGATAGCCTACTGTCGCAGATGCACCATAGTATTCATTGAAGGCGTTTGTTGCACCTGAAGATTTACCAATTAACCCACGAATGTCGGTATCATCAATAGAACCTGCCTGCCCCGAAGTCCCACCAGCTTCTACGTGTATTTGGTTAAGCTGAATAGCTCCACTAGTTTGTAGAGCCATCTTTCAACTCCTCTACTTCTGCTTTGAGTTCTTT